GGTCGAACAGGTTACAGCCGCCGCGCACCGCATCCTCCACGGTGACGATCTGGCGGTACTGACCGTCAGGGCAGAGGAGGCCGGGGGCCAGGCTGCCGTGAGTCAGGTCAATATCCACCTTGTCGGCTTTGTTGCGGCCCCGGTTGAACAGTGCGCCGGACCAGAACGGATAGGCGCTGTGGGTCAGGCTGGATGGCGTGGAAAAATAGGTCTGCCGCCATTTTTTGCGAATGGCCATACCGGACGCAACCTTGCGCTGCTCCTAGAATTTCGGAATCTAGAAATATTCATCCAGAGCAAGAAGCTTTTCACCTCTAGGGAAGTAAACCCGAAGTTTGCCGACACCGACAAAGCCTACCTTTTAGGCCTGGCCGCCACTGACGATCCGGAGAGCCTGGGCACCGAAATGCTGACCTTCAGCGCCAGCGCCGCACCACCTCATCAGAAAGGAATGCAGGAGCAATTAGCTTACTGATCAAGGATTACTGGCTTAGTTTTTGTTATTGCGCCAATAGTCGTCTTCTAAATCCCCTTTCATCAGCAATCTCCATCAATCTTGCCTCTGCAGCAGCCTGACTACGCATTCCTGAAAGCGTAATTTTAAAATCATGGGCATTTCCCTGAATGTTCAATGGGAGAGGAATCGATGCAATAAGCATGTCCTCAAGTTCCCATGGTGCTTCAACAGGTATCCAGTGAACTTTGGCATTCTTTTCCATCCAGGCATCGAGCCACTGTTCGCCTGGATGAGTAAATGTCATTCTGGAGCCAGATCCAACCCGGCGCAGGGGAAAGCAACTTATACCGCTTAGTAACACGCCAAGTGTGCGCCTGAGCGTTGAGCCTGCAGCATTGCCGCTATAGTGCGTTTTGATACGTTTTCTCAGATTCGAACGACTGTTCGGTTTCCCGCGCCGATCTGGCGAAATGCCGACGTAAAGTAGCGTGTAACCGTCACAGGTAATGCAACCTTCTGCCGGTACGCCCGGGGGGATTTCTTTGAACCACCAAAAATAGACGCCGTTCACTGCGGGAACTGGCGTTGGCTTACTCATGACTTCCGTTCTGCTGTAAGTTCTCTCGGGGTAAAATTCGAACATTCGGCTTTCCTTGCTGACTCTTTTTCCTGATTTTATTCATTTGTTGCCAGGAATCGATGATTTTTGGAAGTGGGGAGGGTGAAAACCAGGAGAAATGAACTTAGATTGTTGCGACGGGTTTTACCGCTGTTGCCACTTTGTCGCCATACATAGAAAAGCGGTGGTGTAAGTGATTCATTCGATGGGTGGTAAAATTCAGGCAACAAAAAACCCATTTATGTAAACGGGTTAGTGAAAACAATGACTTGCAATATAATCAATAAGTTAGGTTAGTGGTAAGGAGTGGTGATTACGGGGTAATGCCAACCGCTGCCGCCACTTTGTCGCCACTTGGCAGGGTAGCTAACGGGTTGAAGCGCAGGGCTGTTTCAAGGTGATCAGGGGCCAGGTGAGCATAGCGCATGGTCATTTTGATGTCGTGATGGCCGAGGATTTTTTGCAGGGCAAGAATGTTTCCGCCTGACATCATAAAGTGCGCTGCAAACGTGTGGCGCAAAACGTGGGTCAGCTGGCCGCGCGGAAGAACGATGGAGGTTTTATCCATAACTGACAAGAACTGGAAGTAGCAATCCGTAAAGAACTTGAAGCCGTCCAGGGCAATGATTTCCTCGTAAAGCTCTTTGCTAATCGGAATGCTTCGGTTCTTTTTACCTTTGGTCCTGACGAACGTGATTCGGTACTTTGTGACCTGGGAGCGGGTGAGATTCACCGCTTCGCGCCAGCGCGCTCCGGTACTCAAGCAGATTTTGACGACCAAAGCGAGCAGGGGGCTTTGGCGTTGGCAGTCGTATAGTAGTTCTGTGATCTGCTCATGCGTTAGCCAGGCCATTTCTTTTTCGGCAATGGTGAACTTGCGCATGTTTTCCAGCGGATTCGGTGCTGTCCATTCACCAAGGCGGGCCAGCTCGCTAAAGACTCCACTGAGATAGCTTTGCTCAAGATTAATAGTTACCGGGCTGGCTCCTTTCTTCCATTTCTCACTGAAGTAGATTTCTCCCGTTAGGCGTTTATCACGGTAGTGCGCAAACAATTTGGAATTGAGCTCGGTAGCGAGAGGATTTCCGAGTGCATCGACCATCAGGATCAGCTTATCGTAAACATGTTCTCCAGCGGTCAGGGATTTGCCGTGCAGCTTGTACCAGAGTTCAACGACTTCTTTTAAAGTCCGACGGTCTACTGACTCACCCAGCCATGGCTTAGCCTCCGCCTCTTCCATCGTGTGACGTTCAAAAGCCAATGCTTCGCCTTTGGTGGCGAACTGCTTACGCACACGCCGTCCGCTGCGTCCGGCGGGGTAACATTCGCAAATCCATTTTCCTGTGTCGAGTTTTCGTACTGCCATAAAAAAGCCCTCATATCTGAGGGCTAAATTTAACTGTATGTTTGAACAGTAATCAATGTTTGAGTTGTGCTTATCAAACATATACTCAAGTTTTCTCTTTCAAAGATTCTTTAGAAGGCAAGCTATCTTTTAAAGATGAAATAATGCTCTGAATTCCTGGTGGGTGTTCAGTCTGATCGGAAAATGCTGAATCACCAGACATGTTCCAATCTTTGAATACATTTACCGCATCTTCTTTTGTAGCAGTTGAACCATATATTTGAAGAAACACTTGGCCGAACATAAGTGCATGTTGCCGATCTTTTCTTCTGATAGATTCGTGTGTGTACTTTTTGGAATTATTCAAACAAAAATATGCAAGCCAAGATAACAAGGTTATACCAAGAAGCCCGCGAGTGAAAACATATATTAGGTTGATGGTTTCAAGTTCTTTGAAGTCTATTTTTAGGAAGAAAGTTATAAAAGAAGCAGTTATAGCACCTATTGCGAATAAAATTCCAAAGCCAGACCAAATATATGACATAAATATGAAATGCTTATCATCAAGTTTTAATTTGTCTTTTACCCCTTCGACGTAGCTGGGTATTTTTTCATCAATTCTATTTTGTTGAACTTTGCCACTAAGCTCTTCGACACGTGAAGTCAGCTGTTTGATCTTCTCTTCTTTTTCGCTAGATTGCTGTCGAATCGCTATAATCTCATGTTGTAGCAACATTCTATCACGTTCAATTTTAGTATTTAAGCTTTCTGATTCTAATAACTTTCTTGTAATCTGAGCTATTCGTTTATGTAAGATCTCTTTTACATTTTTTTGTTGTTTATCCATGAAGTCATTTTCTTCAATATTTTCAAATGACATGTCATTTTCTAACTCTATATTGTTTTCTGTCGTTATTTCATCATCATTTTTTTTATGCGAATTTTTATTTAAAAACCGTATCATTTCATCATCAAATACTGAAAAAATTTCAGCATCAATTAATTTTTTGAGTTCGTTATAGTAATTTTTGTCGAAATATTTTCTATTATTATCAAGTAAGGCGTATCTTTGTTCTTTATCCTGTTGCATAATATGCTCTCAAATAGAATGAAATCATTTAAATTTTAACCATTACTTGGAACAAACATTTGCCTACTGCTTTTATATCTGTAAGCGAACATTCGAATGATGCATTCAAGTTTTCAACTTTAAGTTTCCCAATAGGAATGCGTGTTAGACTACGGATGCTATTCATTCCTTCAATTTCAACTAACCATTCGCCATCAGTAATTTCGTTAAATTGTTGTTCAATTAAATAATTAGTATCCCCGATTGCCAGAAATGCTGGCATTTGAAAAAAGGACGGAAGCATCGAAGTATCAAACAAAATAAAACCATCATCTATGATCTTCCCTTCACTGATGGTTAACTTTGGCAATGCGATAGTATCTTTTTTGTCTCGCCCAAGCATTTTTCCTTTTCCAAAAGCTAACCATTCTATCGAGACATCAGTTTCCAAGGCACATTGCAAAACCCAATCAGCAGGAAAGATGTCACGCATGTAGCGTGTAGCCATGGTGCTTTTTGATACGCCCAAATGGTCGCAGAGAGCCTGGCGAGTGGTGAACCCATACGCCTCAACCAAGCGTTCAATTACTTTCTTCCCACCGCTATTGAAATCCAAAAGACCTCCAAAACAATCCAAATTGCATTGACAGATTCCAAAAGCGATCTTAAAGTTGAACTCGAAGTGTTCTTTTGGAGCCTTCACAGCTAATCACGATAAACAACGGCTCGCCACAAGCCGAACTAAAGAAGGAATGTTGCACCATGACCCCAAACATTTCAATCACTCTGAATACACCGCACGTCACAATTGAGCGTTATAGCGAACTTACAGGCCTTCCAGTCGATACGATCAATGACATGCTGGCTGATGGTCGCCTTCCGCGTCATCGTCTCCGTAAGGATAAAAAACGCGAAAAGGTCATGATTAACATGGCGGCTCTTACTGTAGATGCACTATCGGCTTAAGAAACGTTTGCTTATCGCAGTTAGTTTCAAGGTTCGATTTTGCGATAAGTTCGGAGAGGAAAACTATGTTTGATTATAAAGTTTCCAAACAAAGACATTTTGATGAAGCTTGCCGGGCCTTCGGCCTACGCCACAATATGGCGAAGCTGGCGGAACGTGCAGATATGAACGTTCAAACCTTGCGTAATAAGCTCAACCCTGAGCAACCACACCAGCTCACAGCGCCAGACATATGGCTACTCACTGATCTCACCGAAGACTCAACGCTGGTTGATGGTTTTCTGGCACAGATCCATTGCCTGCCATGCGTACCAACTAATGAAGTCGCACGGGAGAAAATGCCTCAGTACGTCCTGAAAGCCACTGCCGAGATCGGTCGTGTTGCTGCAAGTGCGGTTTCTGGTGTTCAGCTAAATGCGACCACCCGCCGTCAGGTCGTCGAAAGCGTCAATTCTGTTACCCGTCTAATGGCTCTTACCGCGATTTCACTGCAGGCGCGGTTGCAAGCTAACCCGGCAATGGCAAGTGTCGTCGATACCGTGACGGGCCTTGGTTCTTCGTTTGGGCTGAGCTGAGGTGTTTATGTTGAACAATGAACCCTCATTTGCGTCTCTTCTCGTTAAGCAAAGCCCGGCAATGCACTGCGGCCATGGCTGGATCATGGGAAAAGATGGTAAGCGCTGGCATCCGTGCCACTCACAGGATGCACTTCTGGCCGACCTGTCCACTATCCAACAGGGGAAACCATGGCTATTGAAGGTCCTGCAGCGACTGTTCCACTGAGTACTGGTCAGCGCCTGAATGGGCTGAACCACATCGCGGAACTGAGAGCAAAAGTGTTTGGTCTGAATATTGAGCGAGAGCTGGAACGGTTTATTAATGAGATGCGCGATCCACGCGATATTAATCATAAACAGAACGAGAGGGCACTGGCCGCCATATTCTTCATGGCAAAAATTCCGGCAGAACGTCACTGCGTCAATATTAATGAGCTGACCACTGACGAAACGCGGGAGCTGATTAAAGCGATGAATCATTTTCGTGCAGTGGTGAGCTTATTTCCCAAACGGCTAACCATGCCGAATTAACCCACAACAGAAATTAATGGCGTAAACCCGCCGGGCATTCTTTTGCCCAAATTCAGGAGAATTGATTATGCGAAATAGTGTAACCCGTACCACTAAAACCGAGCCAGACGATGCCGGATTATTCCAGCTGTTTAACGAGACTCGTCTGGATGAGCGCAAAAGCTGTGCCTTTGCTGTTTCCATCCGCATGGAGGCGCTGGCGATCCATATCCTAAAAGAAGGGATGAACGGAGTGGAGGCGGCGGAACTGCTGCGCCGTGAAGTCGCCCGTTATGAAGCTGAATCACGCGGGGACTGGCACTGATGGCTGATTCCATGGACCTCGTACAGCAACGCGTTGAAGAAAACCTGCAGCGCCATATCCAAAACGCCCGCGCACGAAAGCCGGGTATCGCTCGCGTGCTTTGCATCGATTGCGACGCGCCAATCCCAACAGCTCGCAGACAAGCTATCCCTGGAGTTCAGTCCTGCGTCACATGCCAGGAAATCGCAGAGCTGAAAGGGAAGCACTACACCCGAGGTGCGCTGTGAGCTTCGGAACCTGTCAATGATGCCTGAATTAATAGATGACAATGGCGGCCCGACTGAGGCCGCCAGGGTTTTCCCATGGAATGCCCCGAAAAAAGCTATAAACCCCTATCAGGACCCGGCGGAAGTTGCGCCGGTTTCTGCGCTTTCAAACCTGATCACTCTTTACGCTGCGGATAACGAGCAGGAACAGTTACGCCGCGAGGAGCTGAGTGATGAGGTCTGGGAACACTATTTCTTCAATGAATCCCGTGATCCTGTTCAGCGTGAAATGGAACAGGGCCAGCTCATCAGCCGCGCCAAAATGGCACGTGAGCAGCAACGATTTAATCCCGATCTGGTCATTCTTGCCAACGTCAGCGCCGAACCCGCCCACGTCAGCAAACCTCTGCTGGAAAGGATTAAGTTCTTCCAGGGGCTGGGCAGGCCGAAGGCATATTCCCGCTATCTGCGCGAGACCATCAGACCGTGTCTTGAGCGGCTGGATCGCTTGCGTGAAAGTCAGGTGTCTGCCTCTTTCCGGTTTATGGCGTGCCACGAAGGTCTGGAGGGACTGCTGGTTCTGCCTGAAATGAATCAGGAGCAGGTCAAGCGTTTATCCACGCTGGTTGCGGCTCACATGAGCCTCTGTCTCGATGCTGCCTGCAGCGATCTGTTTGTGACTGATGACGTCAAGCCGGAACAAATCCGCCAGTCATGGGAAAAGGTCGCGGCTGAGGTTATGCGCCTTGATGTGATTCCACCTGCCTTTGAACAACTGCGCCGCAAGAAACGCCGTCGCAAACCTGTGCCCTATGACCTTATTCCCGGCTCGCTGGCGCGTATGCTGTGCGCCGACTGGTGGTATCGCAAACTTTGGCAGATGCGCTGCGAGTGGCGGGAAGAACAGCTGCGCGCCGTTTGCCTGGTTAACAAGAAAGCGTCCCCATACGTCAGCTATGAAGCCGTGATCCACAAACGTGAGCAGCGCCGTAAATCGTTAGAGTTTTTCCAGTCACACGAGCTGGTCAATGCCGACGGTGACACGCTGGATATGGAAGACGTGGTGAACGCCAGCAGCAGCAACCCGGCGCACCGTCGTAATGAAATGATGGCCTGTGTGAAAGGACTGGAGCTGATCGCTGAAATGCGCGGCGACTGCGCCGTGTTCTATACCATCACCTGCCCGTCACGCTTCCACGCAACCCTCAACAACGGCAGGCCCAATCCGAAGTGGACCAGCGAAACGGTCCGGCAGAGCAGTGATTATCTGGTCGATACGTTCGCCGCATTCCGCAAAGCCATGCACAAAGCCGGGCTGCGCTGGTATGGCGTCCGTGTTGCTGAGCCACATCATGACGGCACCGTGCACTGGCATCTGCTGTGCTTTATGCGCAAGAAAGACCGCCGCACCCTCACTGCACTGCTGCGTAAATTCGCCATTCGTGAAGACCGCGCCGAGCTGGGCAACAATACCGGCCCGCGCTTCAAGTCTGAACTCATCAACCCGCGCAAAGGCACGCCGACCAGCTATATCGCTAAATACATCAGCAAGAACATCGACGGGCGCGGATTAGCGAAAGAGATCAGCAAAGAAACCGGTAAATCACTGCGCGACAGCGCCGAGCACGTTAGCGCATGGGCATCCCTGCACCGCGTTCAGCAGTTTCGCTTCTTCGGTATTCCAGGACGTCAGGCTTATCGCGAGCTGCGTTTGCTGGCCGGGCAGGCCGCGAGAGCGCAGGGCGATAAAAAAGCCGGTGCGCAGGTGCTGGAAAATGCACGGCTGGATGCCGTACTGGCTGCCGCTGACGTGGGCTGTTTTGCCACCTACATCATGAAGCAGGGCGGCGTACTGGTTCCCCGCAAAAATCACCTTATCAGAACGGCCTACGAGCTCAACGACGAGCCGGGCACCTACGGCGATCACGGCATCCGTATCTATGGCATCTGGTCGCCGATTGTTGAGGGCCGGATCTGCACGCACGCGATGAAGTGGAAAATGGTTCGTAAGGCCGTTGACGTTCAAGAGTCGACAGCCGACCAGGGCGCTCGCGCCCCTTGGACTTGTGGCAATAACTGTCCCCCTGTTGAAAAAATGTACCAGACAGGGGGCGAATTACCGGGCAGCGAAGAACCATCAGCCCTGCCGGATTTCGAGAATATGAGCAAAAAGGAACGACGAGAGCTGACGGCGAGGCTGAGACTGGTCAAAACGAAGCGCCGGAAAGGGTATAAACAGGAAATTTCAGAGCATCAAAGGCTGCAGCTCGATGCGGAGCTGAAATCCAGAGGTTTTGACGCCAGCGAAACGGAAGTGGATCTGCTTCTGCGTGGCGGCAGCCTGCCATCTGGAGCCGGGCTGCGCCTGTTCTACCGTAACCAGTGCCTACAGGAGGATGACAAGTGGCGTCAGTGGTGCTGACAGCTCAGAGAAATGGCATATCTATTAATCAAAGAGTTAGCTGAGTAAAAAACTATTTCAGCTTTAAAATCATATGATGTACTGTATATATAAACAGTAATATTGGGAGGGAGTTGTGAACGATTTGTTCATGGAGTCACTTGCACTGCAGCGGATAGAACTTATGGCCCGGCTGGTTGCCAGCTCAGATTGTAGCGATGACGACAAGGAGGTTGCGATTTCGTGGCTGTCGGAGCTGACAAGCGATCTGGTTACCAGGCTGAATGAATATGGAGTAGGGCAGGATGAGAGTACGCATTAGTGATTCCGCACCATGGGAAACTCCCTCCCATATGACATCCTGCGGTTTGAGAACGCAGTGCATGTCTATGGTGCATGGATTCGCATGATCCAAAAAGGATCGCAACGGGGCGGGGCCGCCAGAACTGGCGCGCTTTCCGGCCCGTCATGCACCTGCATGAAAACCACTACGTAAAGCGGGCAGGCGTGGCGGGGATACGAGCGCGCGCAATCACTAGGAATAATCAGGTTACCTGTATAAATGACCATCTTGAAAAACTGACTAATCTAGATTTAAGTATTCATCTTATATTCGGAAAAATCCGAAACACTGAAAAGGATTTGTGTGATGATAGATGAATTAACGATCAGAAATGCAGGTTCATATACTGGACCAGAACAAAAATTACATGGGTTATCTACATTTAATTATTTTTATGGAGCTAACGGTGCAGGTAAAACTACTATTAGTAAAATAATAAATGAACCAAGTAATTACCCTGACTGTTTAATTCAGTGGAGAAATTCTAATAAATTAAAAAGTTATGTATATAATAAAGATTTTGTAGATAGCAATTTCAGTCAAGACAAAATAAAAGGTGTTTTCACTCTAGGTAGCGATATTAAAGGAGAGCAAGAAAAATTATCATTATTTAATGAGCAGAAAAATAAGATTCAAGAAGGAATAGCGGCTAAACAGAAATTACTATTTGGCAGCGCTGACGATGTGGGAGTGGTTAAAGAACTGGTTGACCAAGATAAGACTTTTAAGGATATATGTTGGAAACAAAAGCAAAAGCATGATGATGTTTTTTTTAAGGCTTTTGAAGGTTTAAGAAATAGCGCTGAGAAATTTAAAACTAGAGTTCTTTCTGAATTTAAGCATAACACTGAAACTTTAATGTCTCTGGTTGAACTTACGGAAAAGTGCCGTACAGTATTTTCAGATGAGTTAATTTCGTACTCGCCGTTGTCTATTCCGAATTTCCATGGATTTGAATCTATTTTAGAAAGTAGTATATGGCAAGAAAAAATACTTGGAAAAAAAGATGTCAGTGTTGCAGATTTGATAATGGTACTAAATAATAGTGACTGGGTAAAGAAAGGTGTAGAATATTTGCATCAATCTAAACCTAAATGCCCATTTTGCCAGCAGGGAGTCAGTGACGATATTTTTCATAATCTATCATCATACTTTGATGAGTCATATAACAAAAAAAAACAACAAGTAAATGTATTGCTGTCAGAGTACCATATTCATTTACAATGCTTTAGATCGGAAATTGATAACATTAGAGCTACAAAGCTACCTTTTATTGATTATGATGCTTTTGAAGACAAGTCAAATATCGTTTTATCTTTACTGCAAAATAACTTTAAAAAAGCACAAAGCAAAGAAAGGTTATTAAGTGAGGTTATTGTATTTGAATGTATGGATGCTGCAATAGAAGATTTTTCATTATTTATCCAATCTATTAATGAAAAAATTGATGCTAATAACATCCTCTATAAAAATATAAAAGCTGAGCAAAAAAAACTAAAAGAACAAATTTGGGCATATATCACAAAATCTGAGTTAAAAACAGATATTGAAACTTATCTTAAAGTACAAAGCAAGCTTGAAAAGAAACGAGATGGTTTAAATGCCGGAGTTGAAAAAGAAACCGAAAAACTCATTGAGTTAAGGAAAAAAATTGAAGAGATTGAATCTAGTCAGACGAGTATTCTTCCAACAGTTCATGCAATCAATAAGATTTTGAAGTGTTATGGATTCACAAATTTCCATCTCAAACCATCTGAGGATAAAGCACACTATGTGATAGTCAGAGATAGCGGAGATAACGCTCGACTGACATTGAGTGAAGGAGAGAGAACGTTTATAACTTTCCTTTATTATTACAGTCTTGTTAGAGGCAGCAACCAATCTTCCGGTGTTTTGGAAGAACGTGTCGTTGTATTTGATGATCCAATATCAAGTTTAGATAGCGATATATTGTTTATTGTTAGTTCATTGATAAAAAATTTAATGGATGATGTTCGTGAAAATAAAGGTAGCATAAAGCAAATTATTATCCTTACGCATAATATTTATTTTCATAAGGAACTAACATTCAACACTAAAAGGTCAGATAACAATGCAATGAATGAGGAAACGTTTTGGGTCGTGAGAAAAAAAGATAAAAATTCATATGTTGAAAAATGCATGACCAATCCAATAAAAACTTCATACGATCTTTTATGGAGCGAATTACGGCGTAGTGACAAAAATAATGGTACAATTCAAAATACTATGCGCAGAATCCTAGAGAATTACTTTAAGATATTAGGAGGCGTTGACGTTAGACAGCTAGAGTGTCATTTTGAAGGCTACGATAAATTAATTTTTAAATCATTGGTGTCATGGATCAATGATGGGTCGCATTTTTCTGGTGATGATGTTTATATGAATTTAGATGACGTTTCTGTCGAAAAGAATCTAATTGTGTTTCAGAAGATATTTGAATGCAGTCAGCATACGGCTCATTATAAAATGATGATGGGTGAGTCGTACAAGCCGCTTGATAAATTGGCTCAATCTGATGATGTTGACTTGGAGCCTAGTGCTAATGATGATGACATGAAAGTTGATGGTGATGCTGATGAAAAATTGTCCTTGCTGTTAGGTGATGAAGCACCCTTTTGATTAATTAGAATCTAAATATGCCTGTAATGGTTTTTAATTACAGGCATGTGTTAGTTAATTGAAGTTATAAGGTTTGAATTTTAAAATATTTAAACCGACCCATTCATTCAATTCCTCAAGCCTTTTTTGTAATGGCAAGAGTTCATTCCGTACAAACACATTAGCCGCCTTCTCCACATCCCCAAATCCCCCAACATTATTCGGCATAATCCCCATCATTTGCGGCGGCACGCGGTGCGCTGCCATCATGTCATCCCGGCTCACATTCTTGATATTCAGAAACTCATCCTTTGCCGCCACCTCTGACAGCGGGATGATCTGAATGCCGTCCTTTTTACCATTTGGCGAGTACATAAAGAGGTTGCGGAAATTGCCCGGTCCTTTGGCATTTTTCATGGCTTGGCGGATGTTGTTCACGTCCTCCTGGTTCTGTGCGGCGTCGGTCATGTACATAATAAAACCCGCATGGCTACCGTTGATGTAATACTTGCGGCGAAACAGCGTGGCGGACTCGTTCAGCAGGGCGGAGGGGATAGCTGACAGATACTCAGGCAGCCCGTAAATCTCTTGGTTGAGGTCCGGCTCCATTAGGTGAAAGATGCTACCTCTGGTGAACTCGTACGGCTGCGTGGTCATGCCGTACTGCACGAACCAGTAGGTATCAAGATCCACGCCACGACGGGTGTATTTCGCCAGCGACGGCTCCAGCGAAAGAATACCGCCGAGCCGGTTGGTTCGCTTCTCCAGATAGGCATTACCGAACACCAGATAGTCCTGCACGAACCGGCTGAATGCCTGCTGGCTGAGAAGCGGGTGCGGGATAAAGGTGCTGGTCAGAATGTTGCGCTTAACGGCAATTGGTGAGCTGTGATGCACGGCGGCGCGGTAGGTGCGCGCCAGCCCGTCAAAACTCACCGGTGGCTCATACCAGCGGTCCATCTGTACGCACTCCACATAATCCAGCAATTCCCGGCGGTCGAGTACCGGGATCGGGTCGCCAAAACTGAATGCTTCTGCAGACACACCGCTACTTTGTTGAACGCTCTGTTTAGTAGGAGCGCGGTTACTATTTCTCTTTCCCATCAAAAAATCTCCACAATGTTACTGGTGTTGGCGGCTTCGCCCTGCAGCGGTTCGTTAAACAGTGCGTGCATCGTTGCCCAGGCCAGATCAGCATGGCTGGCTTCCTCGCTGCGGCTGGCTTCGTAGGTGGGGCGGTTGCCGCTGGCGGTGGTGGCACGGCGGATAGCCATGAAAGACTGCGCGATATCGGTGTGCCCGGCGTCAAACTCCAGGCGGCGGTGGCTGA